CTCCGACATAACTGAAAGGTTGTGGTACTGCCATCACCCGTTCCGAATATCTGTTTCGTGCATTGATAATCCGTAGTGTCTTGATAAAGGAAATCATCGTGACTCCCATACCGGTTTAAATAGAACCCGACAATCTGCTGAATGTCATCGGTGGAAGCGGATTTATCTAGTAAATAGCTATAGGATAGGGTAAACGTCCATCGCGGGTAAGGCCGTAGAGATAATGACTTGACTATCCCTAACGCCGATTCATGTTTTAATGTGATAAACTCCGGTTTCTTTGTCCAATCCCATGCAACACCGTTGAGGGAAGGAAACACTGCATCGCTCATTTTATCACCTGCCCTACTTTATTTCTTCCAAGATAAGACGCACTCGCTTTCCCTTATCAATTCCAATAGCATCGGCAGCCTCTAAAATTGAGCCAGCAATACAATAGACACCGCTTTGAGTTACAATCTCAAGCCGTTCAAAAAAATTATTATCTGGATGTAAATTATCCAGCGATAGCGCACCTTCCAGAAAGAGGCTTTTCTCTTTACTACTTACTTTTTCTGCATCACTCATATATAATCACCTACCTAACAGGATTTATTTCCCATTTGTCGAAATTTACCACATAAAGGAGCGTGGTTATGTGAAAAAAATCATACTTATTTTATGTTTATTGATTCTAATACCAGTTACAGCCTTAGCCGATGACTTTGACTTTAACCAGAATCATCATGGTTTTAATGTGTCTACAGAAGAAGAATATAAAGCACGCCTTACTAACTTAACTGGCAAAGATGTTTGGGCTGATCAATCTGTGGCTAAAGCCTATGACTTGAAATCACTAAAGAACTTAGAACATTTAGTTATAACAAGTATTGATATAACTTCTGGTGTTATAAAATTTACTAGAGATAATGGTGAAATCATAACTTATCAACCAATATTAATCAAATATGACAGAAATAAAGAGGACACCAATAAATATCCGTACTATATTTCATGCGATCTTTGGTCTTGTTTCTTTCTAAAAAATCCTTATGAATTGCATCCCGACTGGTCAAGTGAAGTATGGGAAAAAATAAAAGACCAAAAAGTTTCTATCGGAATGAGCCGAGAAATGTGTCTTTTAAGCTGGGGAACCCCACACCATGATTATCATAAAACTATCGATATTGCTGGAGTACACGAAGTCTGGTCATATTCAGAGGCACAACAACTATTTTTTACCAATGGATTATTAACTAGAATCGATGATTCATATTAATGAAAAGCCGCCATTAGGCGGCTTCTTCTTATGTCAATCCCCATCGTGTGGCGTTTTGCTTAGCCATGCTGCGCTGTACTCTATACAAACTTTGCGTAACTTGCCGGCTGTTATCCTTCAACACGCGGCCAACTCCCTTTGCATCCATGGCCGAAACATTATACGTTGGTGAATGATTAACCTGAGCACTGCTACCGCCACTCGTACCGTTTGAGCCACCGGCCATCATACCCCTGACCGTATCTGCAAAGCCACCTTTAGCCGGAACAATCATTTCGCCTTTATGCACCTTAGCCACAGTATCCGATGGCAGAGACCAACTGCCCACATCGTAAGACGGCAAACCGCTTACCGAATTAGATTGATAATATGTACCGCTTGCCCTTGTGGTTGTGGAGCTACTTGAGGAGCTGCCGCTTCCTAAAAGGGAAGAAATAAGATAGACAACGGCCATCATTTCAAGCATTTGTGCTATCTCTGTTCCTATGTCGGCAACAGCGGCTGTGCTTGTACTAGCATCATTGGCCTTTTCCTTGGCGTTCTTGTCTTTATTTATCGCTATCAATTGAGCTGCTTTAGCTTGTTCTTTTGCAACTTCCGCCGCGTCTGTAGCTGTTTTATTTGCCAATACTGCTGCGTCACCTGTAGTTTCAGCGGTTTTTACTTTCGCTTTGTGAGTTGTCAATTGTTTATACATTTGACTTAAACTATCGGTCCATTTTTTAGCTAATTCACTGGTCCATTGCTGAGATAGTGATTTAACCATAGAATTAAAAATGTTTTTCATAGCCTGAGAAAATGAAGTGGTTCGCTGTAGTATTCCATCCAACCCTTTAGCCATACTGGATTCCATAGAGTCAAACGCCAGTTTTACATAGCGGTTAGTATATTGATAATCTTCTTGCCCAAATCCTTTAACAGCTTCTGAGTATTTCTTCCATGAAGCAATTCCCTTTTCGGCTGTTTTGGTTATATCTACACCTTTTTTGGCATTAGCTTGCATTTCACTAAGCAAACTTTGTTGCTCCATTTCATCAGTAGATGCTAAAAATTTTTGGTACAGCTTAATTTGCGTTTCAAATTTTTCGGGATCGGCAGTGTCATGTTTTATCTGTTTTACCGTTTCGTCTTGCTCATTATCATAGGTCGTTTTAGCCTCATTTTTTTTATAATCGTGAAGCTGTCGCTCCGTCATCTGCCGATTGGTAACGGCGTTCTTCATATCTATATCTTTCATTGATTGGCGAACAGAAGCCATTCCTTTGATTAAGTCTAACTGCTCTTTGAGTTGGTCTTTATATTTTTTGTTGAGCGTGGTTTCATCTTCTATAGTTTTGGTGCGAAGCTTCATTTGATCAACAGAGCCAGCTAGTGCATTATTTATTTTTAGGAAATCATTATAAATTTTCTGTTCGTCAGCAGTAAGAGGTTTGCCAGCAGCGATTTTATCGTTGATTGTTTTCTCGATTTTTTCTTTATCCGCTTCTGCTATTTTAGTAAGCGCAAGCTCACGATCTAACTTGGCTTCTGTTAACGCAATCTCATCGTCATTCATTTTCTTTTTACGTTCGTACTCGCCTTTTTGAAAATCAAGCGTTTCTTGATGATGAGCATTGTCAAGCTTTGTTACATCTTTGAGATAATATTCATAGAGGTAAAGATCATCATTGTCTGTCCATTTTTTCCCCTCAACCGCCTCGGTTTCATACTTTGCCTTTGCAACTGCGGTTTCGTATTCTTTCTTTTTACGCTGATACTCGGTTTCTTCTTGACCGCCTTTTTTATCCTTGCTTTTTTTGTTTGAGTCGCCAACGCCACTCCAGTCAACGCCGCTGGGACCGCCAGCAATTGAGGATGATGTATACCTTGGATCTACCGGAGCGTTATTGGTGTCTTGCATTCTCCTAAAATCCGCCATACTGTGGCCTGGGGTATTTGCCGGCTCTAAATTAATAGTTAGGTTTTTTCGCATGGTGTCGCCGATATTAGCGGTTTTCTCTGCTAAGCTATTACCCAAACTAGTAATTTTGCTAAAAAGGTTATTTCCCCAGGAAGGAATGAAGCTGCTTACAAAGTTACTCAATATTTCTTTTGCCTTTTCAATCCCCTTACTAACGGCCTCAGCGAATTCATTCCACTTTTTTTCTGCTGCTGCTAACAAGCTTTTGATTCCTTCGATAACCCAATTAACAGTATCACATAGCCCTTTCCATAAGGATTTTAAGAAACCTATGATGTTATCCCAATTTGAATATACAACATAGATTGCAGCACCTAAGCCAGGAAAGAGGGCCAAAATTGTCCCAATGTGGTCACTAATAAAATTAACTAAGCTGTTCCACATGCTAATACAGAAGTTTTTGAACGCCTCCCAATGGGTAATTACCTCATAAACAATCACTGCGAGTGCTGCTATCGCCAGCGATATAGCAAGAATAATAGGGTTTATGTTCATAGCTACTGCCAAGGCTCTAAATGCCGCAGTTAACCCCTCCGTTGCCAGCGTGGTTGCAACCGCAGCTATTTGCGCCGCAATATTAGCCGCATTAAAGGCCCATGTCCCCTCCGCAGCGAGAGCTACTGCCCCTGTTTGTAACGAAAAGGCTATTGTCTGCAACCCTGTAGCAATGGCCGAGCCTAAAGCCGCAGTTTTAACAGCGACATAACCAACAGCAATACCAAAAAGCAACGGTCTAAGCTCCTCCACTGCCTGCGCAACACCACGAACAACGGTTGTTGCGGACCGCATTGCCACAACGAAACCATCTACCAAAGCAGGGGAAAACATCGTTTTGAATCCCGCCGCCAAACCGCCTGTTTTCATAGCCGCCTGGAAATTTTCTATGCCTTGTGTGACTCTAGGCAATACTTCTTGAGCTAATTTATCAAATAAAGGCTGCACAATATCGCCGATAATAAATTGCGCATTATCTTTGATCGTTGACATTAAGCCTTGGAATGTTGTGGATTGCTTCTGCATCATATTGGGGAAACGTTCTTCCATCCCTTGAACTAACGCCTGTATGGCTTTATCAGCCGGAATGACACCCTTTTCAGAGAGTTTCATAACCTCTGCCGTAGACTTACCCATAGACTGAGCTAATATATCCCAAGCAGGAATACCGGCTTCTGTGAGCTGAAGCATTTCATCCCCGGATACTTTTGTCTTGGCTCTCATTTGCCCCAATGCTAAAATAATCCGTTCGACGCCTTCTTTCCCACTCATTCCTAAGCCGCTTGCTGCATCTCCGACAGATTTTAACGTAGGTAAAATATCTTTAGCCGAAAAACCAAAAGCCAACATTCGCTTCGCCGCATTTTGCAAGTCTGGAAATTCAAAAGGGGTATCAGCCGCGAATTTTTTCAGCGAACTAATCATCTTTTCTGCCTCTTCCGCACTCCCGAGCAACGTTTGAAAGCTGATTGTCGCCTGCTGAATATTACTATCAAAGCTTAACCCTTCTTTTACTGCAGTTACTACCGCGCCAAATCCTATAAAGCCACTTACTAAAGAAGTAAGATGCGAACGCAACCCGCTAAAGGCTGAGCCAATATTATTAACGGAGGAAGGCACAGAGTCCAGACTTGATTTCATTTTGTTCGTTGCCGAGCTGGATTCTTCAGCGGCTCTAGACATAGAACTGCTGATGCTGGACGACATCTGACTGAACATACTGTTCATCTGACCAATAGAGCTAGTAAGCTGACTGATTGCAGCTTGCATACCTTGATTAAACTCTTCCGCTGAAGCACTTATTTTTACTTGAACTTTATCATCTGCCATGTTCTCACCGTCCTCCCGCCGCCGAAAAATCACTCATCAAATCGTCAAGGCTATTGGATTCCTCGGGCGTTTCCTTAACATCGTCTTTTACTTCACACCCAAACCCTTGTATTAGCCCCTTAAGCAAAACATGTGTAGGCGGCTGATGTTGCCAATAGCCCAGGAGCCGCCTATACCTTGGAAATGTCATTGTGTTTCTCACATAATCATAGGTCCAGCCCGTAGCCGTAACGATAAAGCCGTAGATATCATTCCACGGTATTTCCGTTAAACTACAGGCGTCTGTTCCCCCGCACCTTCCCCCAGTACGAAACCTGAAGCACCCATGATAGCTGCCATGATTGTTTTCATGTTTCGCATATCAATCATGTTTTTTACTTCATCAATCGTAATTTCGGGATAATTACGGCTAATGGCCGCATGGAAAATTTTTATTGTGTCCTGTATAACCTCTTTAGTCATAGTCTGGCCGGCTGCTTGGGTACTTCTCTCCAGTTCCGGCGCCAGGTTCTCAAGCTGTCCAAAGGAAAGAGCAGGGATAACATACTCCCTGCCTCTAATTTTTAGTGCAACACCTTCGTATTGTTCCTGTTTATTCATCTTATCTACTCCTCATCCTTATTACTCAACCGTACTCAGATATCCAAGAATCCCCGCTGAGTCACACGTTGCTACAAAATCCAGTTCTGGAACGGTAAAGTCCTCGACCTTAGTCGAAATCAACGACAACTTATTAGACACACAGGCATTCAAGATCATGGTCACCTGTTTGCTATTGAATTTGCCGTTAAAAATCCCCGTCCAGTTTGTAGCTGTACCTGTCGCCGCGTTTTTCAGCGTGATGGTATTGCCGGAACTAGACGAGGTATAGATATACGAAATATATACCGAAGCCCCTGCATCGCCGGAATAAAAGGTATACACCCCATTAGCGCAGGTATATTGCCCTGCCGCCGTCAGTGTTGTTACCCTAGTTAGAGGCAGCCCAGTCGCTGAATAAATTACCCCCAAATCCCTATCAAAGGTTGTGCTATTAGCCACTGTCACCGTATATTCACTCGCAGACGGAACCGTCCCGGATTCGTTTTGACTTACTAAATACATACTGTTAGTAGTCAGTGTTTGATTGAAAAAAAGCTTATTATATGCGTAAGCATTAATTTTTCCGAATTTCGCTTTCCCGGTAACCTTCATTTGCCCCTGCGCCGCTACATCAGAAAATTTGTTCTGTCCAAATAATTCTTTGATTGTGCTGGAAAAGTCTATTGTAACTTCCTGCAAAGTCCCGAACTGGACCGGCGTCGGCATTGTGTCTGTCGTTATCCCGTATAAACTACCTGAACCAAAATGATATTGTCCCACTATTCATTCCCTCCTTCTTTCTCTTCAGGTAACAGCTCCATAAGAGCCGCTTTTAAATCGCCTAAAGCCGCCTGCAAGTGGTTATAGGCCTCCACATTTTGAGACAGCGGCGAATTATGGATTTTGGTATGAAACCAGTTATCGATTGCCGCTTGAATTTTTTCCTCCATGTCACCCTCCGTTTATTACCTCAATCTTAATAGGCACCACAGCCATACATTGATTGCCTTGCAGCCCCTCATATATTTCGACTGTGCCGTCAATATTGCAATTAAAAACCAGACCCCCGAGAGTCTGGTATCCTGTAACAATGTCCTGCTTCAAAGCGGTTTCCACAGCGTCGAGAATGGCATTTAATTGAGTACTGGTGGCAATGCTCGAATCATCCTCAGCATTGCAGTAGATGTACCACTCCGCATTCATTACCCAACTCGTAGGCAGCGCGGTGCGGGAATTGGCTGCTTCATTGACCTGCCGCTGAAAAATGGCCGGCTGCTCAAAAGCGGGTACATCGGCCCAATGTTTTAAATTGCGTCCTGTTGTGACAATGCCCGATATTCCTTGGACAAGCTCAAATAGAGCCGCATAAATTGGCTCCCGGTTCATGCCTGTAATCCCTCCTGTACACCCAGCCGGATCTGTTCGCGAATCATTTCGGCGTCCTCTTTCAGCGTAGAGCGTAGGAAAGAGCGTTCAGGGTAATTGACATTGCGGGTATAGGCTCGGACCATAATTGTTTTTTCACCGCCCCTAAGTGCTTTACCAAAAACCTTAGTGATTCGGCGAGCATGGGCTTTCACATTTTCGGGACCCTGATAGCCGTATTCATGGATCGCGGCATACTCGGAGTTAGTGCCGACCGTGGCGCTAATCTTACCATTGCTTATTATTACTGGGTTATGATGAACGCTACGTCTAAGATTTCCTGTTCTAACATGTAGAGCTTGACCACTCAGTTTATTAGCCTTAATATCAGCCTCGACCTGATTCGCCGCCGCTTCTACTCGCTTTGCGACCGCCGAAATAATTTTATCCGGCAGCGACGTCAGCTTTGCCTCTAGCTGTTCCCCACCAATAATCGTTGCCTTAATCATACGATTGGCACCACTCTTTTGTAGATCGACAGTAAATCCATATGGTCCTGTGACAAATCGCGCTTTGAATAACTCACTGTCTGACCGCCCAGGTCTTTCGAATCTTCCCCTATACGGTCCCGGCGTTTATACTTATTAGCCACAAGCTCAATAACCACTTGCTCAAGCTCCAGTGGCACCGTTGTATATCCCGCCGTATAATCAATCGTCACATTACCAAAACCATTCGGGAAGGAATATCCTTTAACGTAAAGCATTTTATCGTCAAACCAATACCCTGGACTTATTCCCGGCTGCGTACTTGCGGGGATACTATGGCCGTTAACCGTGAGCGAAGAAACTGCAGTAACAGGAGTGTTTTTCAGCATCATCCTGCAAGAGCCGTTTCCATTTCTTTGCTCAGTATAAGAGGCGCTCAACAGATCCCGTTTTACCCATGTAACAACGAACGCGCTCGCTGCCGAAATTAATCTCGACAGGAACGCGTCACTCGTTGTATTACTTAGGTTTAAATATTGCTTCACATTGTCCAAGGTAGTAAAATCCACGGCAGCCATAGGCTATTTCCCCTTATCGTCGGCTTTTACCGTTTTCGGTTTATCAGTAACCATAAACCCATGATCCAATAGCGGCAGATAAACAGCGTCGGGAACCTCCACAACGCCGTCTTTTACTGGATATTCAACCCCGCCTACCGAACAAGCCGAGCAATCTTCTGGTGCTTTTAGAAACATATCCATTCCCCTTTCTAGCCGTTGGCAATGTTAGTGATTGCGCCAAACGCAGGCAAGAAGTAGATCGGCATAACCTCACGGGCGTACACCCCATATTCATACCGACGTGTTTTAATCGGCCACGCAATTTGGTAGTAATCTCTCAAATACCGTATTTCCGCGATATTGGTAACATTGGATAACGGATACGGAATGGTTTTCTTTCGGAACATGATCGTCCCTTTCGGCATGTAAGGATGCAGCCGGACAGGAATCAATACGCCGCCATCCATAGCGAATTTATTGAGGTACGAACCGACAATAGCTCCAGCCGTCACGGTAACGTCGGATGCAGTTCCATTTTGCCCGTCAACATTAAACCGGAAAAGCGGAGTACCGCCGCCTGCGATAACCTTATTGGTGATGTTCTGCAGCTCTTGGCTTGATACAACGATTTCATCTGGCGACAGTTTGTAATTTTCCCAGAAACTCAGTAAAGCCTCATCGATTTCGGTTATGCCACCTGCGCCATTTGAGGTTAAGGTTGTTCCAGTACCAGCGGTCCCAGTGGCCAGCGATTTAAAGTATGATCCACTATCCGAATTGCATATCTGGGTAAGGTAGCCATCAAATACTTTCGAATTAGTACTCCAGTCGCTGGAATCCAGGGCAGTAGCCAACTGGGAACCAGCAGCATCCGCCGAAATAGCAACACTGTTTATAGTAGTGATAGCACCCAGTTTTTCACTGCCGGACGCTCCCCAATACCAGGCATACCCAAAGGCACCTTGTACGGCGGTAACCGAAGCCGCAATAGAGCCGCTTGTTCCCGTAGTGGTTACTGTAGCGGAAGAAGACTGAATTGCAGAGCCGCCGCCGTAGGTGTCAGTAGATCCATCGGCGTTATTTCGGCTAATTTTATTAGGAACGCCGCCAGTTATTGAAGAATTCATTAAGCCGTCATAAGTAAGGGCTACGCATATAACGGAATAGGTACCGGCAGCAAGTGAACCGGCAGTTCCTGCGGCTAAGGATGGAGTCGGTGTAGTTCCCAGCGATACACTGGCATTACCGCCTACAATGATTTTTTCTTCTCCCATCATCATGGACTGGAGCAAGCTCCGGCTGGCCAATGCCTTAACGTCCTCAAAGTTTTCCGAGGACTCATCTGCTTCAAAATTAACGAAGTTATCCAGACCAATACTAGCATAGGTAGCCAAGTAGTCTTTTTCCGTAATGCTCATGAACGCATTTCTTTGCCCTTCGGAAATACCCAGGGCCAAGTTAGCCACATTAACACCCGTTACCGCTTTCCAATGGGTGGCTGTACCGCCATTTCCCTTTACCCGCGGTAATTCATTACGAAATGGACTAAGCACCGGATACAATAGCTTTGCACCCGCTTGCAGATCGTAATAGTTTAGCCCTGTACCAGTTGTAATACCTTGCGTGGTATTCGCTTTCTCAATACGGTTTTGCTTCTCGGTAATCAAGGCTTTAAAAAGCTGGTTGACTTGTTTTTCCCGGCTTCTGTTCATACCAAACAAGCCGTTATGTTGAATTACATTTACATTCACTTATTTTTACCCCCTGTTAATAAAATTAATAGCGCTCACTTAGTAAGCGCCAAGTTCTGAGTTTTCTTTTTGCATTTCATCCAAAATGGTATCTGCTTTTGAAATTACATCCTCTTCTTGAGCCGGATTTGCATCCTGGGCCTTTGTAATGGCAACGGCTGCTTGATTCGCTACGGTTTTACTAGGCAACGGATCAGCTTCCAGTTTTTCAATTCTCTCCTTTAGCTCCGTTATAGCCCCATTTGTCTTTTGTACTTCTTCCAAGGTTTCCGTCAGCTTATTAATAGCTTCCTGAAACGGTGCGACAGTTTTCGCAATTACTTCATTGACCTGATCTAAAGCTTGTCCTTCGAGTTTATTCACGTCTTGACTTCCTCCTTCATCAATTTTGGCTACATTGCCGCATTTAGCGCATTTACATTCTGCTCCAAGATCTCTGGCATGATCATGCATGGCCTGTAGTTTTTCTTTATCGGATTTCGAATTGCGGGCGCCAGCTTTTTGAATGTCTCCCGCTGGATCGGTTTTTGTTTCCACGTTCAATTCACCCCCTCCCTCAACCGACTTAAACGGCCTTTGTTCTGTAGTGCCGTCTGTTTTGACGACCTCATAAAAAACAGCCGACGGCACACAAGGCTTGTCGGCTAGGGAAAGCTCATTCGGTTTTAAGGTGTAGCGCATCCCGCCCAAATCCGGATCGGGAACCTTCGCCCCAACGGATACCCCACCAAAGCTAAAGCCAGTATATACACCCTCAAGGCATTTATTCCATTCCTCATCATCTATCACTTTGGCGCAGACACTGACGGCCTTTTCTTCATCATGGAAAGTAAGATCCACCAACTTACCGGCACTTATCGCCTTGTGCATGGCCCTTAAGTTGCCTTTGCTCTTTCCGTCAGTCTTTTCCTTGAAATCCTGTGACCAGGCTTCAATATACGGCTTCGACTTCTCATAATCGAATATCTCCCGGGCATTATCGAGTTCCTCCCGGGAGGCTATGCCGTAGACCAGGCGTTTTTCTTCGTCCACCTTTGTGAGTGGTATGAACAGTGAAACATTACCCATCGTCTTCCTCCTTCCGTTTTTGGGCATAAGAAAACCGCCCTTATTAAGGACGGTTGCCAAAATCAATTTTTAGTTTAACAATATAATTCGATTTTTATCTGTTCAAACACATCGTTAAGGGTTACATTGCCATCAAGTTTATAATCCTTAAACAGTTCTTCGGCTGATTGATATGTCTTTTCTGTATCCATTTTATCAAACTCAATAGCACTAATTCCTCCGTCATAATGCGTAATCGAATACATCTTATCGTTATACATAAATTCGATTTCGTGTCCCTTATTAACATCTCTCACCATTTCATCTAACGATACAGTACTATTTAGCACATCAACCACCTCCAAACATATCTTTATTTTGGCTATACTCATCATCAGTTAACGGTCTACCTTTATCCGGCTCCCCGTTTTTCCAATCATGTGCATGAGGCACTATCGGATGAGTCTTGGCATTACCATGGTTTGTGTTATGAATACTAAGGTTTACATGACCATTTTTATCATAATGCCACCTTTCTTTTATTATACCATTTTTGCCAGCCACATCAATATGACTATTTGGTTTTCCTGTCCTCAAATTAGTATTTTTAGGTGCAAACCGGCCTTTTTTATCCCTGGGATGCTCGCTCTCACTAAATTTAGTTACGGGATCGTTATCCAAAAGAACTGGTATCACATCGCACCTACAATGTGGATGAGCCGGAGGTACTATATTGCCAGAGGGAAACGCATCGTCAAGGCCAATCACGCCTGCCTTTTTATTTATTGCACATTTTTCACACGCCCCGCTACCTACAATCCACTGCTTGCCGAGGTTAAGACCGGAGTTCTTATAGCCAATCATCCGTCCGTTACAGTCCGCAAAGGCGGTTTCTGTTCGGGCAATCATTTTGGCCCGGCTTTTACTAAAGGCCGTATTGTCTTCGAGTTCCTTCGTAAGCTTCTGCGGCGACCAGCCTTCTTCCATTGCATCCGTAACAGTACCACGTAGATACTCGCGGGTACTTTCTGTTATGGCCCATGAAGCGTTCGGGTTATCCACCAGTTTACCGTCAACCCACTTTTTGCCGACCATCTCAGCAGCCCGCTCATTCGCCCAGGCAACTGCATCCTCATTGACCAGGTTCGTAATATTTTGATCAGTTACTTCCACCTGGGTCAAGGCTCTTGCCCCGCTATACTTTGCAATACGCACTAATATCGGCTGCACATCGTCAAACAAAATGGACCAGCCGTTAAAGTCCAGCTCGTCCAAAATTTGATCTATTAATTTACCCGCTTTCAGAGAAACAACTATGGTCCCGGCTAATTCCGGTGCCCGTTCTTTGAAAAACTCCTGCAGGAGTTCTTCAATTTCAGACTCAGAATCATTTAATACAGTTGTGTCTCGTGAAAGCGGGTCAAAGACTTTTTTTTTACCGCCTTTTTGGCTATAGCTCCGTCAGTATCAATTTTGCCAACGTCTGGATCGTCAGTTTCTTTGTCCTTTTGAGGGTCTTGTTCTTTTTGTCCAGGCTTACGATTATCATCCTTCTGACCATTCAAGACCTCAGGTATCGGCGGATTTAGTTTCGCCTGCTGTTCCGGTGTTAGTGGATCTCGGCCAAGTTCTTCGCGTACCTCGTCCGGATCTAATACCTTACACTGTAAATAGATTTGATCAACCTGGGCCTTTTCAAACGGCGACGTTGCATCGGAATCAATCCATTGGAATTCTAGCTCCGTAAAGCCCATATATCGCTGAATAATAGTGTCCATTAATTCTTTTATATAGTTTTTACGCGGGGCCATTCCTTCCGCTTGAGAAGCTTGTTGGACTGTTTCCGCTGTGGCCCTGTTAGTTTCTTTAACGAAAGGAGTTGGTGGCAGGCTTAGTACATACATAATCACCCGGGCCAGCCATTCGTCAACTTCTGCTTTAAGCTCTGGGCTCTTAAGTGTAAAGGGTGTAACGCCGCCTGGTATAAATCGCCCTTTACGCTTGGCGTTTTGATCTCCTTCAAAAAGACTATCCCAGTATGCCTGAAACTCGGCAACTTGCTCCGCCGTCCATTCTTCCGGACAGCCAAATGCGGTTTCCGGTATATTCCCTTCCGTGAAAAAGCCAAGCATATAGAGCTGTCGCCGTATAGCTATATCAATCGTAGTAACAATTTGCTCTACATACCCATACCCATAAACATGATTGGGGCGCGGATTACGAGGCAAATAGAGTAATTGCTCGGTTGTAAGGTTAACCGCCGGCATTCCATATAGCACTTGCTGATAAGCTGGATCGGGCGACTGTGGCCGGTCCCCGTTAATATCGATTTTGGGCAGGATCGTCGCGCCGTCAACAATTTTAAGTCGCGCCACATCTCCGCCTCGGGTACGGATAACCTCAATACTAGGCGCATCCAGGATTATCATGTCTTCCATGATTTTACGCATCCAGCGTTTCCACGACAGCCCATTTACCGGGTCGGGGTAAGCTAACAGGGCGTATGCCTTATCTATATTCGCCTGCTGCTTTTGCGTTGCGGCTCTTAAATCCGCCGGTTTCATGTTGAGTTTCTTTTTGGGACCAATACCCCATTCTAACGACTCTACTTGGTCTTTGCAGGTTTCAATACCGATGCGAAGTATGTCGCAGTTATCCGCTAAGTTGCGCAGCATACTGAAGTCTATTTCTTCATATACGCGCGGCAAGGTGTTTAAGTTGTATCCCACCGGATATTCAAAAGCTCTCGGCTGTGTTCCCGGTGGGGCCGTAGGTTCAATAGGCTTATCCGGTGTAAACCAATCAGTAGCCGTAGATTTTAAACTCTGATAGGCATCAGATATGTATTGAAACGGGTTTGCCATCCTTTAGCCTCCTTTCTGCGCGGCTTTAAGCTTTTCGGCTTCTCGCCGATAGTGATCCAGTAATCCGGTATTATACCGCCTGTATTGCTCAATACTGTACCGAAGCGCCGCCATAGCATCATCCATAAATTCAACTGGTTTATCCAGATAAAGACCAGTTTTACTATCCTTTTGCCATTTCCATTGTTGGATTTCTTTAATCGTATTAAAGCAACGCGGGTGAATGTGTATCCTGTGCTGCTTTAGGTAGTCAATTTGAGCCTCTACGCTTCCCTGCTCCTTCTTAACCCCTTGGGCGCGATAACCCGCTTTGGCCCACATCTTGATCCGGTCAGGCTCTGCGCAATCACAGTACATGATTAACTTTTTATTCAGGTTGTGAGCTGCCGCTATCTGGATCAATTCCGTCGTGTCTTTCTCGTATTCATAGATTTCACCACAAACAAAAAGCTCACTGTCTTTAAAACCGACAGTGAGTATTGCATTTGCATGATTAAAACCAAAGTCCTGGCTCAATACCATAGAATCAAAACGACTCGGATCCACGTCAAATTCATGCACATGGTAATTATGCAGAATTAGACCGCCCGTTTCACCCCATTCACCTAATCCATATACTTTATATCCTTCCGGATCTCGTTCTTTACGCATCATCATGCGCCGGTGATAGGCTTCATCAATAAACCGGTTATCCAGGTAGGTTGACTGATGGGTGAAGATGTCCGGATGCTCAATATCAAAGTATTTGGCTTTCAGCCAATGCATAGCGGAAACAGGGTTAAAGGTGAAAGTCATCTGATAGTAGAGATTCGGATTATCTAACTGTCCACGTAGACGATCATCCAGAATATCCACATCGGCCTCTGTCAGTTCAGTGGCTTCTTCAATCCATATCCAGGTTAACTTACCCCGGGCAAAGTTGATTGATTTTACTTTTTCCCGTTGGCGGTCATCGTTGACACCACGGAATATGACTTCGTTGCCTGTGATTAGGCAGGTCAGCCTGAGAGGGCTAAGGGTAATCTTCCAGTATAATTCCGAACGTTCCCCACATAGCCGGTTTATAGCCGCTGTTAGTTCGGCATAGGTTGAATCTTTATTAGACCCTTCCACCTTACGTACTACCAGAAGATTAGCCCCTTTGTATTTCGGGTCCATCAATTTAACAATATAATCCTGGGCGATGTTGACGCTTTTACCACTACCGGCAGAACCTTTCATAACACGGTACCGTAAGCGGCATTCATTTACAGGCCTGAAAATAGAATTAAATTGAGCCATAACCTCAGACATTGTTATCACCGTAATCAATTTTAATGTTTAATGTAGGGGTGTCGTTTCCGTCCCCTTTCAGCTTCGTGATTTCGGCCTTCATTTTATCGATTTCCAGCTTTTTCTTTTCTCCAGCTAAATCCTCATACCGGGCAATCAGCCCCTCTAGCGTTTTCATGGCTCCACTCTGAGCCTTTAAGAACGCGGCATGCTTATCCCAGGCAAACTGCAATTCCCATTCCTTTTCGGTGCCGTTGTCCATATCTTTATGACGCTTAAGCATCTTGGTGGTGTCTTCCTGGTTTTCTACATACATTAACCGCTGCGCCCTGGCAATGGCCGTGTACTGAATGACAATGTTTTCCCACAGCATTTCCAGCGGGCTCTTAATATTGATACTCTCAACAATCGCCCTTATTTCTTCATCGTCTGGAAATATGCGTGAAAAAAAACCATGCTTTTCGGCATTCTTATTGCCTGGAAGTGCATAGCCGCCCTTATTACCTACGGCGTTTTTATTACCTTTAGGAGCCCCATGCCCCTTAGCATTTTGATTACCGGGTTTGGCTCCACACTTTTTGGAGTACTCCGTATTTTTCGGAGTACTCCGTTCATTTTTTTGGAGTACTCCGTTCCTCCGATCAAGCCAGTTATCTTTACATTTCCATCCTGACACTGTTTTTTCGGACAATGATAGCATTTCAGCAATCTTTCGATTGCTAATTTTGCCCTCTTGTTCAAGGTAAATCTCCAACGCCTTATCCCTATTTGGATCTCGATTACGCCCCATGCTACATATCACCCACCTCCGTTATGGATCTTCACGTTGAAGCTTTAAATCAAGCTCAATAAGCTTTTTTAGATCGTCTACATTTTTAATCTCAATAAGCCCCTTCTGGAAATCGCTTATCCATTTTGCAATTCCCGCCCGGACAATTTTACGATACTTAGCCTTTTCCGCTGCAATATCCTCAGTAAACTGGGTTTCACCCTGTAATTTATTATCTTTCCTTACTATTGCCAGCACCCCCATTTATATAATAAAATGGTTGCGAGGTAGTAGCCCTTTGTAATCTGTGGCCACAGTGGAATCTACTATCTCCTGCCGGGGGTGCCCGGAACTGGGGTGGATGTTGACGCATCCGCCCCTCTATTTTTTTATAAAGGCTTATGCCCTTTTATACTCATAGGTTGCATCTTCGTGGAGTTGAGGCACTCGACGTATTACGCCTCTTGAAAGCAGCTGAAGCACCCGCTTAAGGGTTCTCGTCGCTGCCGGTATTACCGCCCGAGAGTAAAAGGCCCTTGGCTTTTCACCTTCACGAATTGCAAGTACTTCCTGTTCACAAATATCACCTGTATCTAGCCCCTCATCTGCCCAGAACCATGTCACTCCTGAATATTTTTCGCCTAAAGCAAAAGCCCACCTTATTGCATCAGGTCCTCTATGCCTCGGAAGCAGTGATGGATGAAATATTAAAGTTCCCAATTTCGGAAGCCGTATTTCCCGGCTACTCAGTTTTTGCGTAAGTAATGGGGCGATTGCCAAATCCGCTTTACAGGTTTCGTCTACAATTATAGCCCCAAATTCTTCAACCGTTTTCTTACACTCTTGAATAACCGGTAAACTACGGTCGCCGTAAATATATATTTTTAGGCTCATTATCTTTCCACCTCACCAATGTATTTAAATCCCTGTACGGCTCGAAAATGCCCTCCATAGCCGCAGGAAACATTACCTTTGGACGTTCGATTCATGCTTTGCCTTGATCTCGCTTTGTTGCCTCCAAACAGTATCGCGCTAACCTGCACCCATTTTTTCGATTTTCGAAGGGCTCCACAAAGCTGTGGATGGGAGGTATGAAAGTAAGTCGGATATTTATTGCCTTTCCTTCCGTAGCCCTCAAGGTGCAACTGACATACTGTTTCTAAAAACTTTAAACCACAGCCGGCACCTTGCCACTCCGGCATAGTGACCAATCTTGTTGCCCGGTATCCTCCAATTTCAAAGCGAGGACTTACAGCCAAGTGACAAACCAGCTCGCCGTCAGCAACGCCTACAAAGTATTCCGCTGCTATTGGCATCGGCAAGTCTAAATAATAATGCGGCTTAAAATATTTCCAGTAACGCGAGTCTGTCTTGATAATCTCCAATTCGAATTTTGGTCGTCGAAGACGCCCCCTAGTAAAAGTTTTTTCTTTCGTATCGATAACCCAGTCAGGTTCAACCCATTCCAATATGTCATAGTGAGGAGTAAGCAACACGCATTGATTCTTTCCGCCATTCTTTCGGCGCCAGGCTTTTTGAAATGCCTGAGATCCTATTTTTGCAATCTGCCTATCTATAACTGATGTAAATTCATCGATAACGACTTTTTCAGGTTTTTCACATATTAGCCGAGCCAATCCCGCCCTAAATTGTTCTCCGTTTGACAGAACATGAAAAGGACGTAACCAGGAAGGAACACTGCCAAGACCTACATTCGCCAACGCGCCAGTTACGCTGTCAAAGTCTCCTTCAGAAGCTATTGCATCAATAATCGGCTTATCGCCTGGCCAATTTTTTGTATAATCATGAATCAGGTTTTCGCCGAAAATCACTTTTCCAATCGAGGTTTTACCACTTCCGCTTGGACCAACAACAACCCCAATTTGCCATTCAAAATCAAGTTCCGCGTCTATGTCTAGATCGAAATTGCAACCGCTCTCGGCATTAAAAAGGCTTTTTACCCGCGCGGCCCGATAACTGTCAAAATCTGATACTCTATTTCTAACTTGAATAATCACACGCACACCACCTTGCATTCAAAGCCTTTCTCTTTAAGTTCGTTATATACTTTTTCCTGGTGTTGTTCATCTGTGCAAATTACTATTACTCCATACTGTTCATGGTAGGAAAACTGTGATCCCGTTTTATCTTCCTCAGGTAGTATTGGCTGTCCCAGAATCTTTGTTATTTCGGCACTATCAAATCCCGTTAGCTCCATATCAAATTCGCTAACGTCTAGTTCCTGTAATATCTCCTCTAAAGCAGTGGTATCCAAGACCGACAATTCCGCAATCTTGTTATCTGCAATCAGATCAGCCCATTCTGAGGCTTCATCTTCATAATCCTGCCGATCCACCGGCACTTGATTAACACCAAGCCGCTGAGCCGCCATAAGCCGCCCATGACCACGAACGATAAAACCAGAGCGAGTGCTTACCGTAATCGGTGCGCGCCAGCCCTGGTTTTGAATTATCTTCGCTAATAGCTCTATTTGTTTATCGCTGTGTTGATTGGGGTTTCGTGGATTCGGTACCAGCTGTGTAATATCGGCCAGTTCATCAAATGCACAATAGACGGGAATTCCATCTGCAAGTATTTCCTTTGTCATTTTAGCACCCCTGTTACTTTACTGGACTTGTACTTACCACCGCGCCGGTGGCAGTTCGAATTAAACGGCTGCTCAAGCATCGCTTTGCCGATCCGAGGACGGTACTCGGAGCAATCGCCGCCTTTATTCAGCTTAATCCTTTTAGCTATGCAGATTTCGATTCCGTGACGTTCACAGTCTTTCCGTTCACACTCAACGGTGGGCATGGTATCGCCTCCCCCTATTTTTAGGCACGAAAAAAGAGCCCGAAGGCTCTATCTTAATTTAAATTTCATTTATCTTTTTTTATAAATTTTGAAATGCTATTCATTATTATCTCTCTTACTATTTTGGCTATCTGAACAATACACAAACCGCTAACAACAATACTATTAATGTTAAAAGGATGGTAAGCACCGTATAACACTACGATCAAGAATGCGAGTAAACACCAATTCAAGACATCCACAAAATGCGTCGATTCTTCTTTGTATTTTATCTTAAAATACGCTTCAGCCGCTATTATCGCTATATAGACAGCACCAAATAATCCATTCATATAATATTTAAACATATAAAAAATTTCTTCCATTATTCAACCTCACAAAAGAAGATTATTTCCAATGCTATAAGTCTAGTCTATTATCCCCAAGGCTTTTAGATTGTCAATTCCTGCCTGAGTAATAGTCGCCTTATCTAAAGAGGTGTCATAATACACATTCCCATCAAAATCTATGTTTGTTATTAATCCGTGTATTCTGAGGTAATCAACAACTTCGGCAAAGTCCTTTAACTCCCAATTCAATTTACTTGCTCTTAAATTCGTCATATCTGAACCAGAATTATATTGTTCATCGTATATCTTTTTCAAAAGAAACTGACTTCGTTCATCTAACATCCATTTATCCATTTATGGCCTCCTTTGCCTATATTTTACATCATTCGGCAAAAAGGAATATAATTCCTGCAAAATAAAATAGCCACTGCACATGGATCTAGTTAGAAAAATCCATCTTATTATCCGAAAGGACTTGGTGTAGAACTTCTCCAAGCACACATAATTTGTGATGTTCTAACCTCAATTCAAGTCGATAATTTATCGCCTCTAGAACTTCATGTAATAGCACTTCATTCTTTCCACTTTGAGGAAGGTCTCCCGCTATATTAATCTCATTTAGGTAATTATTACATTGACCAGTATTACCGCCGGACTGTGCAATATATTTATCTAAAATATTAATTTTATATTCATGTCCAAGTATTTTCACTGATTTCAAAGGCATACGTTCTATCACCTCTATATGGTATAATATTCCTGTACAAACCACTATATAATGTACAGAGAGGAGAAATATTGATGGCCAAGAACACTGGTGAAGGATTCAGACGTGGAGCCGTTGATAACCGCAGCCAAACTCATGCCCCAAATGGCAATGCAATTAAACGAGACACCACTACTGGGCGATTCATTGACCAAAAAACAACTCCAGGCGACTTTAAAGGCGTTCGCCACGAAAAGTAAATATTTCTCTACTAGCTGAGCCGCACCGAGTCACCGGAGCGGCTTTTGCTTTTGTTAACTTGCAGATTATAGTTGTTTTAACGTCCGCCTCCTTGTTTTTGGGCAATATAAAAGCGCCCATTTGGACGCTTCTTTCAGGTCTTCGTATTTTTGCCAGTTTTAGTCTCACCAGTACCGCCTCTGGGAGGTTTAATATTTCCACTTGACCCTTCAGGGCTATATCCGTCATGCGCTACTCCGCGTTTACCTTCTCCCTTACTTTTGGGTTTCATCATTTGAATTATTTCCTCCTGCTGATTCTCCAGTTCCACCTCTTGGTGGTTTTATCTTTCCAGAAGATGCTTCAGGACTATAGCCACCGTGTATAATTCTTGGTTTGTCTTGTTTTTCTTTATTACTTTTTTGTTCCATTACTTAAACTACTCCCGCCTGAAGACTCACCAGTTCCGCCTTTCGGTGGTTTTATAGTCGTTACCGATTGCGGGGAATATCCTTTTTTCTCTACAGGGCAATAGCCGTCAGTCAACACTTTCTGTTTGCTCATGTTCGCCCCCCTCATAATTAGTATCAAAGAACTCTAAGTAATCAAAGTTTTCCTTACTTATCCACAAACCATATGTGCCTTCAACTTTATTCAGAAATGCTCCATTGTTATCCACTCGCCATACCTCTTCTAGATATAAATCCTCGGTATTAGGAAACGAAGAAGTATAAGATTTTTCGCTGAGATATAACCCACCAACCAATTTACCATTTTTCAAGTGAATAAGAACAAAACAAGCCTTCCTTGACGAGAAAAAATGATCCCATGCTTTTGGTGTAGGAAGAATAACTTTATTTCTAAACCGCTCGCTTTCAATAACTTTTTTTATAATTATTGGCCATAAAATCGGAAGCACTAACAGTAAGACATAGATCAAAAATATAAAGGCGCCTGGATAATAGGGCTGTATTTTCTTTATATACGCTAAAACCCACCATACAACTGCAAAATTGATACAGCCATAGCTCATAACTTCTAAGAAATAATCGACGGGCTTACGTATTTCTCCTGGAACTAATAGCTGCCATACTTTCCAAGATATAAAACCAGGAACAAAACAAAAAATAAATAAAGTCATCTTATCAATATTAAAAATATCTACCATGTCCCAGCCCTCAATACCAACTAAAGCGTTATTTCCTTATGCCTGTTTTCAACATAAGGAAATAAACTCCTGCAAAATTCATAAAAAATAGACCGCCCTTCAAGGCGTCCATGTTATGTAAACTCATTAAGTTGCAGACCAATTAATTTAAGTTTAGCATATTTGTCAAAAAAGTCAACCGTTAAAAGAGGCGCACTTTCCAGCCAAACCCACATTAATTTGGGCTAACGATTTCTTTTTCATGTCAGCCTTTCGGCTTCGCCCCTTGCTTTTACTGCCGCCACTACCTAGCAAAGCCTCTCCCGCTGGTAATGCTTCTTTGGCTGGCAAGTTAGCCTTGTATCTTTCACACATCAAGCTTGCAATTTCATCATTTTCCGCATTACTTGTTTCCGGCCAAACCTCAGTACCACATTCGGGGCATTTATAAAAATCTTGCTTTGAACTGTAAGTCATAACAACCCTGCACTCCTGACAAAACCAAGGTTTTCTAATCATCATAACCCCTCCCAAAATAAATATCATTCAAAACACCAATAGGGCGACCTGATCGGCTGCCCTTTATCTGTAATTGCTGATCATCGCCGCCCTACCCATGCTTGCAGTTCATCATCCCATTCCGCATTATATTGCGCTGGCAATTGTACCGCCATATTTAGCAAATACCTGATAACCGCTTTACATGCTACAAATTTACTTGTTGTTTTACTGCCTTGTGGCTTAACCTTTAACCCATTTCGCGCCTTCCTGAGAAGAATGATATTGCCTTTTTTGTTGATCAGTAACTCAACTTCTTCATTGTTCTTAAAGTGATTTCCGACAACTGACGAAATTGTAACCTTGTCTTTAGTTACTCTTATGTATGATCCCTGACTCAAACGGGAGTTAGTGGCATCAAACTTTATAAAATCATTAAGATTTAATTTTACTTTGCAGGCATTGAAACTCTCTTCTTGTTTTTTCTCATAATGCATAATTTCACTCTCCTATATAATCAGTATTGCTACCAGTACCCCGGCGCTAATAGTTACCACCAACCCCGGTGGAGTGCAGAGCAAGAAATAAAATGTGTTAGTCAGTTTTTGTATTGCGGGTCGCCTCCTTTGCTTTGGCTAGGGCTTCATCAATCAAGCTTTGTATTTCTATTGACCATCCAATAATGGCTTCAAAAGATTTATCATCATACATGCCTTTATTATCTATAGGTATTGGTGTCTTATCTAGGTGATCATTGATCTGTTCTAACGCACTAACCAAATCAGCAACCTTTGACTCCGCCTTATCTGCTCTGATACCTTGACATGTAGCATCAATATCTTTTTTCTCTAGGCGATATAGTTCTTCGTCTAGCACCTTGAATTCTTGTTCTAATTTTTTATATTTGGCTTTTTCTGCCTGTAACTGCATCCAGTATTCATATGCCTGTCGTATGGCAAATTTAAAATGATTGTCCGACATCTGTAGTTCATCTTTAAGCTGTTTAATCGTCTTCCATTGTGTCAGAAACAGCACCTACCCCACCCCCATTGTTTGTGTCGGTTTCACGCGCGCGGGACCATAACAATGAATAAAGCTACTTTGCTAAGTCCTTAACCTTCTTCATACACTTCGGGCAAAAATCCGTTTCATACCCCAAATGAGTAGCGCAGCTTTCGCATATCGGCCTATCGCATGTTACCTTTTTACCGTGTTTCAAAACCATATGCGGAGAAATCCACTCGCCGACAGGATAGTCACAAAGTAACGTCGCCTTATTTCTTTTGCAAAAACTACACCTTTCGTCTGCTGGAATAATGTCCATCCCCTCAGCACTCCTCAAAAATTAAATCCGAATATTTCTCCCTAAATAGCTTGATCTTGATCTTGTATACCTCTGTCCTGTACCCCTTGGTATCAATCCATACCTCACTACCATCAGCATACAAAACCCAAAAATCTGGCGTATATGTAATCGGCTTTACCCATTTTTTCGTCTGTTGGCACATGTAACCATGCTGCAACACAAAGGCTTTTGGATGATGCTTGAAGTCTATTACCTCGCCCGCGCGCTTTAGCAGCACCAACTCCCCGTACTTAGCGGCTTCCTTCTTGGAGTCGAACACCATACCATCAAGCTGAACCTTCACATTGTTGTATTTGGCCCCTTTTTCAGCCTTACCGCTCAATTCGTCCTTAAGGCGCTTATTACGCCGCTGACAGTCAGGTGATAGGTTTTCCCATGAAATCGCTAATCTCATGTTAATCAACCGCCCTAACACACGGACAAGTCACTATGTTTACCTCTTTAGTCCCCTCGATCGCCAGCTTGAGCTTTCCGGTACCACCGCATTTAGTGCAGCCTTCCCGCGCTTTTCTCTTAACCGGATAAGCCGGTGTTGTTGTAAACCCATGACCTGAGTTTTTTACTTTCGGCTTAAGAATAGCGATCAAGTAAGCCAGCGGATCAGCAATCGGCATTATTGCCATGGCAGCCTTTAACTTAGCTATCCCACTAGTTACTTGATCAGGCCCGAAGTTGTTGTACTGTTGACCAATCACCCCATAGTCACGTTGACCGGGGACGACACCGGGTATTTCCCGGTACCGTGCAACCAACTCAGCGATTATTCCCTGGTTGGACGGGGCGCTTTCGCCTCCGTGAGACCGCTTTAGCCACTTAATTGACTTGCGGACGTCGAACACCTGTCCTTTCGGTGCCCTACGTGAACGGATATATCCGTGTTCTTCGAGCCGTCTTAAGTTTTTCTTTATCGTTTCTGGGTGAGTGCCCAAGTCGTTTGCTATGTCATTGGCGGTTATTGGCTTGCCTCCTAAGACCTTACCCCACCTAACACCGTCCTCTTCCTTGTCAGCCGTTGTCTTATCGATCAGCCAAAGGAACTCCCATAAGGCTGAACCGATCTTATCATGATGATCAGGGGTGATTAACCCATTTGACACGAGAAACGTATTCGTTTTTTCTTCCGTAGTCATCACCGCCTGCTTGGATATATATTTTATATATCTATGTACCGTCATCTATGTACCGTCTTATATTGGATAAAGCGATTTGGCTTTATCACTGGGGGTGTGATACAACGTTTTCGCTTTATCACTATTTCAGATAAAGTGTTTTCGCTGTATCACTGGTACTGATAAAGCGTTTTCGCTTTATCCCTCATTACTGCCCTGTGGATAACTGTCAAAACCTTTAAGTAGTCGACCAACAGTTACTTGAGAAATCTCCAATATTTCCCGCACACATTTTTCTGCGTCAATAAAAACCTCTGTAGCCATAAATCGAATTACAATGTACCCCTGCTTGATTAAGTACCTTTCCCTGGTATAATCATCAAACCGTTGCTCTTTTGTCTTGTGAAATTCATGACCATCAATCTCAACAACATACCTTTTGCAAAATAGGAAGTCGACTACGTAAGGGCCTATCTGCACCTTGGGATTTAAAAAATATTCAATCGGTACGCCAGGTATTTCACCTTGCTGAATTTTACAATAAGCATCATAAAAATGTTGTTCGATCTCATTAAGGTCTTTTGGATTCATAGGTTGCTTCTCCCCCTCAAAAGGAGGCAGCTCCCGCGTCCGCCTCCCAAACTCCCTATTGATAAAACTCTCTAACCAGCTTTCCCTGACACCGTATTTCTAGCGCACGCCGGGCAATCACTCATATAAGGTGATCCGCTCGGCGTCTTACACCGTTGGCAGATAGCCGACAGGGTTTTCCATTGACGTCCACAGCTTGGGCATTCCATTAGCACCATAGGTTTACTGTAGCCTGCCTGTACGCCCTGGGCTCCGCAATCGCGGCAAGTAGTTACCGTTGTGACACCCGGCATGCACTTCATTAGATCACCCCGCCGCTACCGGCAGCCCGCATATCTTGCAAAATTTATCGCCCTCGTTTATCTCACTGTTACTGCACTTAGGACAAATTTGCTCGGGCTCCTCACTCTCTTCATGGGTATCATTGCACCGCTGAAGTATAAATGTGGGTCCAAAAACCACAGGCTCATTTTTTACATAGTTGTCAACCATTATGTTTAAGGTGTTCATGACAAAAAGGATTTCATCGACATTGTTGTGCCTAAAATTATGGTTTGGCGGATTACCTACTATCGCCTCAAAGCATTTCAGCGCTGTGGCCGCCAAGTGCTTAATTTTTGCCCCGTCACAAATTAACTTTTTATTCATGGTCCTCATCCTCCGCTTTTAAGCTCTGCGTCATTCTCCGGTGCTTCTCAACCATAGATTCCTGTACAGGCTGTTTGTCCGCTCCTGGTGCCTGTTCCTCGGCTTCCTGGGGTGGTTGTTCAATAACACCTTCGGCTTCTTCTACAGCCCCACCCTCGGCATCGATATAGTCATAAGTGATTTCCCCTGTATCTGCTTGCTGGTTGACCACCGCTTGATCAGACCGGAACGCAGTCTGCATTTCAATGGACAAAATACCGTATTTGGATAACAAGCGTTTCAATACTGTCTTTAAGCACATAGAATGCGGATCAGTCTTCCATAATCCATTTTCCCGGTGAAAGGACTTACTGAACTTTTTACCGTGTGCCATTACTTCCTCAGTAGTCATGTAAAGGAACTTCTCAAAGCCATTAATCAATTTGAAATACGCTACATAACCGATAATCTTATCTGACTGCTTGCCTTCAAAATCAAACTCGATTTCTCCGGTAATCCGGTTAGCACTCTTAATTTCGCCCTCGTAGACTTCGGAAACGTTCATGGTTTTATATAGGCCTGTCCTCATTGCTAACTGGACAAATCCCTTATATCCCAATTGAAACTGCGCTTTTCCGCTATACGGGACTATGTAGGCAAACCCTAGATTAGGATCTACCGGTAAGTCCAATGTGGCCGCTATGGAGGCCGCTGTAATTACTGACATTTGATCACAAGTTTTCAATGCATTATTGCCGTTAACTACATTGATAATGCTGGACATAAAGCCTATGGCCTTCTTGCCAAGAATCTCTTCAAACCGCTTTTTTATATTCACATCAGCCAATAAAGCCTTAATGCCTTCTTGCTTGGCTGGCATATTCCCAGCCTGGTTATTTACTCGATTCATCAAGTGGGCATTACCACCGCTTGCATTTGCCATGTTCAATTCCTCCCCAATATTTACATTTCCTTAATGGAAAACCACCTAGACGGCTCTCCTACTTTTGCATACTTGGCATGCAGGTCTGGAAAATCAACTTTGAAGGTCTTACTATCAAACCGCTCCGGTGCTTTCCTCGATTTCCAATTTACAGCGCGTCCATTAATTTGACCGATTTCATTGTCACCCAGTAACTCTTCCAAAGAATGTTGCGCTTCCTGTTTCCGAAGCTTTGCAGCATCTTCATCTTGTTTTGCTGATTCATACTGAGTAATAAAGGATTCCGCTATAGCCGGAAGAGCTACCATCTTACCGTTACTTTCCGGATATAAAGACTTGAGTGCATCGGCGCAAGCGTCCGATCCGTCGACCGCAGGCATTGTGCCATTAACTACATGATCCCAAAACTGCTTTTGTACCTCAATCATTCGCTCAATAAAGGCATCATCCCGAACAACCACCTTATGTACAAAAGTGTTACCGCCAATCAGACAAGCAATATACCAGGTTTTATATCCGGTAACGGCCATATAGTGCTGACATTGTACATAGTAGGCATCCGGTACATTGTCGCCTTCCCAATCATCCTTCCGGTATGCACTGGTGGTCTTACATTCAAGTCCGGCCCGTTCTCCAACAATCATCCGGTCAATATTAGCAATCATGAAAGGATATTCGGAATGGGTCAGAATGGCATTTTTCCGTTTTACCTTTAGCCCTGTTCGTAGTGTAAACTCACCTGCTACGATATCCTCTAGGCGTTGACCCCAGTATGCGTATTCCCCGACTTCCTCCGGTACTATTTGACCGGTCTTTTCAAGCCACAGGCCAACCGGACTTTTATACCGGCTTAATCCAAGGACAATCGGGGCATCACTACCACCGATTCCCTGTCGCCGAAGTTCAAGCCATTCGGCGCGCTCAATATCTTTGGTTTTTGCCAAGACGCTTACAGTCATTCGTCTTCGCCCTCCTCTTCTTCAGCCACCCTCTGCGCTAATGGACATCTATTGCAGTGACTTTCACTGGGTGGATTGCACATGGAGCATTGAGTTAATCCGTCCATACTCACGCCGCATCAACTCCCTGTCGCTCTGTTTCGTATATAACCTCCAGGATCACCATCGCCCGTCCAGCCGAAAATTGGTTATGCGCCAAAAGGTGCTTTGTTCTCAGTTCCCGCAGTCGGCTTACCGGATTCAGTCGATATAGACCACGAAATTCCGTTTCAGTGTGATAACCGAGTTTATATTCCTTGCTTGCCAGCATCTTCTCATGGATGAGCTGGAAGCATTTCATTGTTACTTGTGCCATTCATACCCCTCCATTGACCGCGCTCACACCAAAGTGGTATAATTACGGTGATCTATAATTTATCTATTTGAAAGTCGTCTGTGTTCCCGCACAGGCGGCTTTTGCTTTTGTTAAAAGACAACTATCTACAATTCCAAGCTTGTATTGATTTTCTAAGTCGATCAAAAGCTCTAACTTCCACTGCACATCATCACAAATTTCCTTTGATGCATTTACAACGCTTTGTCTTACGTCTGGTGTTAAATCACCAGGCCCGCTTTTGTCTAAAAGTATCCTTGGTAATGGCTTAATGGCCACATCAGCTTCTTCGTGCTCCTTAAAGACATGTTGGAAAACACTTTGTATATGCCGGTCACACTCTGGCCTATCAAAAATACTGTAGTCGGTTGCCTCCGCTGCCGCCGCTAATCCTAACAATGGATGCATTTTGGCAAGTTGCTTTCTTGCCTGAGTCGGTATCGACCGCCCTGCATTGATTACCTTATAAAAGGCATCTACCGAATAGTTACACTGGCTGGCGATGGCTTTTGGCTTTATTCCCCGTTCTTCAAGATCACGGAATGCCTGTCCAACCATCCTGGCTACATTTGGCATAAAATCCCTCCTTTTGTCCATACGGTTGTATTTAATCGGACATAATAAACTGCTAAACTAAATCCAGAGGTTAGCTCCTCACCCCTTCCAACCTGTCCTCTCCCGGATGGGTTTTCTTCTTTATTAGTTGACACAACATATCAAGGCAAACGCTATTACTCCTACCATCTCATACCATGGAATTTGGAGTATATCGGTAATAATCTCTCGCAGCATCTTACCACCCCTTGCTTGTCCAATTTTACTGCGCCGGAATCATCCGGCCCGCCTGTTACGTTGTTTCCGCTTTTCCAAGTATGCACGTATCCTAGCAAGGCGTCTTTGGTATATATCCCAACATATTCGTATCGCCGCACGCTCTCTTGCCTCACGTTCGGTCAATCTCATCCCCTCCCATAGAATCTATGTATAAACGGTTTGTCTTAATTACCTCCTTACGCCGCTGGATGCGGGTCTGTTGAATTAGGTAAATTTTTAATTGACCTTTTAGGCAAAAAATATTTCATATTCACTCCCAATATTTCAGCAACCTCTTCGACTTCTTGATATGAAAAACTACCATTTCTTTCTTTTTGAGCAAAAGCTTGTTTAGAGATAGCCTTTTTCATTTTTCTACCTACCATCTCAGCCGACCAGCCTTTTTCTCTCCGCGCTTCTCTTATGCGTATTCCGATATGATCCACAAAATCGCCTCCTCAGCCAAGTCAATTATTTATTGACTTAATTATACAGTAAATAAATAATTGTCGTCAATAGGTTTTGTAAATTTTTAATTGACGTAGAAAGTAAACAAAAAATTTACTATACTATAACTCAAGAGGTGAGATTGTGAAAAAAGGTAATATGATCTTTGCTGAGCGTATAAAAGCATTTCGCGAGGAAAAAGGCGTTAGTCAAGAAGAGCTTGCCTCGAAATATGGATACACTAAACAAACCGTTTCTTCTTGGGAAAACAACGGACAAATTCCCAGAGATACGGTTCTTAGAAGTTTAGCTAATTTTTTTAACACGAGCACGGATTATCTTTTAGGGTTAACCGATGATTCAACTTTAACCACGGCACCAGCAGAACCAAAAAAGCCCAAAGACTTACTGAAACTCATTGAACAAGAGGACTATACTTTAAATGGTCGTTTAGCGACTCCTGAAGATAAGAAACGGCTACAAGCTATTATTATCAATGATGAACTATCCTCCAATGCTTCTGACCCTGGAATCTCCAAGTTGCTTCATGATAACAGCATAAAGAAAATGAAAGATGTAACCGATCAAATACCAGAAGATATTCTCAAAGAACTTGGTGTGGACGTTGCTTACCGTGAAGTATTAACAAACGCCAAAGAAGCTAGGATAACACCTGAAGAATTGGCTGCTCTCGTCGATGCTGTAAGTAAAATAAAGAAACAGGGCGATTAAACCCTGTTTCTTTGTAAAACCATCTATTTTTATTATGAGTATATATATAGGATTCTACCACTTTTTATCCATAAAAGCCCATTAAACTCAAAAATTACTGTCTCTTTCGGAAGTTCTTTTACATCCAGCTTCCTTTTCTCACTCCTATCCTTTCGCAACCCATTTTTAGCCATATTTAATACCCCCGCACATTGATTATATTTGTTGCGGTACCGCGTATTTTTATTCCTGTACAGTATTAAGAAATTCTGTGTATTTTCAGAAATTTCCTTCCTTTTATGTAAGTTGATTCAAAATAAAGTAAAATTATGGAGTATATAGGGAGATTTTGCTATAATAATAACTAAATATTTTACAACCGGGAATACTTTAGGTATAATGGTGATAGAATATATAAACCAAAACGCCCTGCTGCAAACAGGACGTTCGGTTGAGTAGCGGAGGCTACCTAAACCAGAGCGTGATATGATCTGGCCTTAGTAAGATTATTGTTAGGGCAATAATCAGCCAGATAATCACACGTGGAGAAATCCACACGGGCGTCACCTCCTCTATTCAGTTTGGGAGAGCTTATCCCTCTCCCAAAAACCATTATAACAGCAGCCGGTTGGAATATCCAACTGGCTTTTATTTTTTCTATGAGGATGATTATATGAAAGTAGCAGCTTATACTCGCGTCAGTAAAGAGGAACAAGCCGAGAAAGACTTATCCCTTCCGGCGCAAAAAGAGCGCATACAGATGTATTGCCAATCGCAAGACTGGGAGATATACGACGTTTATTGTGATGACGGATACAGCGCCAAGAATTTAAACCGGCCAGAAATGAAACGCATGATTCAGGATGCAAAAGCCGGTCTATTTAATGCTGTCGTTGTCGTCCGGCTTGATCGTATAAGCCGCAGCCAAAAAGACGTTCTGTATTTAATCGAAGATGTATTTGAAAAAAACAATGTTGGCTTTAAATCCGTAACCCAATCCTTTGACACTACCACAGCCTTTGGTAAAGCGGCGATAGGCATGCTGGCCGTATTTGCCCAACTAGAACGTGATCAACTTATAGAGCGTATTACTGACGCTAAACGAGAAGCAGCCAAGCAGGGGCGGCATGGAGGCGGTTTTACCCTTTATGGATATTACAACAACCCTGCTGCAAAGAAACTTGAAATTAACGAATTAGAGGCTAAAACCGTACAGTTTATTTATAACGAGTACATCAAAGGAGATAGCTATCAGACCATATCAGAAACCTTAAACGCAAAAAAAATTCCATCACCTAAGAATAAGGAATGGAGCCGGGTTACCGTTCGAGATATATTGTTAAATCCCAAATATACCGGGAAAATAAAACACAAAGGAAATTTGTATGAAGGAAAGCACGATGCTATTATAACTCAAGATGAATGGGAACAGGTGCAAGCAATAGCAAAATCAAAAACCAAGTTCCTGCCAGGGGCAAACCCCGGTATGTTATCCGGCATTATTTACTGCGGCGAGTGCGGTATGAAAATGCGCAAAAAAGCCGTATGGCAAAACTACCCTAACACCAATCCCAAAAAGGTTACAAATTACTATGTGTGCTATAACCAGGACGGCAGTTATTTATCAAATAAAAATTGCACCTGCGGATATAAGCACGTAGAGGTCATTGACAAAAAAGCTGTTGATAAACTATTGATGTATAGTATTAATCCAAAAACTATTAAAGAAGAGTTATCCAAAATGTTTGATAAAACATCTGATAACACTAAGGCTATATCTCAGGCCAAAAGAGAATTATCACAGGTAAAAATGAAGTTGGACAAGTGGTATCTTGCTTTTGAAAAGGGCGCACTCGATCCTGACGAATTGACCGAACGGGTAAAAGAGTTAAGGGAACAGCGGTCATACTTGGAACAGCAATTAGTCAGTTTAGAGGTTCAAACAGGCAAAATGAAGGAAAAAGACCGTCATTTAGAGCAATTTTACACTGTTTTGAAGAACCTGAAAAAAACCTGGAAAGGCGCGTCGCCAGAGGAGCGAACGGCGCTCTTTCATAATTTAGTAAAGAAGGTGTCCGTTACCCTTGAAGACCGTGTGTCTATTGAGTTCTTCGAGGATTAATCTATATCATGTTGTAAGAATTGCTTTCGCATTATTTGTCGGCATACTATACCGCTGATTGAGATACCGGAGCGAAGCCGACAATTCACCGTCAGGACCACCATATTGGGTAATAACTAACTT